TTGACCGCCAGCATTACCATTGCCACCGCCAAAAATTGGTAAAACAGCTAATCTAGTTGTAGCTCTTTGTGCTTCCAAATGATCGTAGGTGCCGCCACCAAAATACTTAGAAACAAATCTAGCTTCGGCTTCTATCGTGTAGTAGCCTGACACAGGTACTGTATATATACTACTTCCAACACCGTTTCCTAAGTTGTCGGTGAAAGAGTCAAAGTTATTCCCTGGGTCATACTCCCCAGACATTTGTATATTTAAGCTAGTGTAGAAGCCTCCTTGAGGATTATTACTTATAACTTGATTGTTAATAGGAAATTCACTATAAACAAAAGGATCTTCTGCAGTACCTTCACCACCTTCCTCGCCGCTCAAAATTGAGAAGTCTCTATAGTCAGTGTAAGCACCCATTACGTTTGGTGAATTAACCGTTGATGTATTATTGTCGTGACTATTTTGTCTTACCCTGGTGTTTATATCCGCAATTATAAGGTTGTGAGAATGATCTAAAAGATCGTAATCTTGAGTATAGTTACCATACATTAACCTATTGGCCTGTATTTCTTGAGCCACTGCTTTTTTAGGAACAGCATCGAAAACTCTCGTCTGCTGGTCAGTTGGCAATGTGAAACCAAAAACTTTTTCTTTTATTTCAAACGATATGACATCCCAACCGCTAGCATCTATATTACTGAAGTCTCCTAGGCCTCTAAGGACATAATCGCTAGTATGGCCTTCGTTACAATCAACTGTCTTAAACGAGTACATATTATCCGACTTTTGTGACTTAAATATAAGTTGAATTTTTACTACGTCTCTAGGCGTGTGGTCGTGCACATAGTCAAATACTTCTATCTTATCTGCTCTATTTGCCATACCTAAGTTAAAGCCGTCTCTAGCTTGGTAAGAGTAGTCTCCAGCAATAAATGCGGCTGGGGTAAAAGGAGCAAAAGCTGAGAATTCGCCATCTGTGTAGGCGTATCTATAAGAAAATCTTATAAAATCTCTATCGTATAATTTATCTTTATTAACAGTTCTAGCAAACCAATTCTCGTCACCTTGATTAAGGTTATAATCTACTCCGCTATCTAAATCGTTGAGGTTAGTATTTATATCTGTAATTCTATGTATGGTATAGTATCCGGCGCCAGGCCCAGGATTGTCACCGAAAACATCTACTACTTTTACACTTATCGTAGTGCTACTATCTTGTCCTGTTAGTTCTATTATTTGATTCACCTCCCATGGTGCATCTAAAGGAGTCTGCGGTTGTATATAAATGTTAGTGTTTGCTTGGTACAGTTGGTCACTGCTATTAGTGAAAGCCCAAGGGCCATAAACTTGATTTCCTGTAATATCATTGTTTTCAGCACCCCAAACTAGTATTTCTTGAAGATTAGCTCCTGATTGTCCTCTAGGTATAGCTCTAGGTGAAAGATCTGGGTTTGGTTTAAGAACAGTTATATGCTCTTCTTTAAGGTAGTCTCTAGCATATAAACGTTTGTTTTTCTCAATAACTAAAAGAGTGTGTGAGTTTAGTCCAATACTTGGATTACCAGCTATAGATCTTTTTATATTTATTTTTTTCGGCTCTGTTCTGCCGTCTGTAAAAAACAAAAAATCTCCTATAACATTGATAGCGCTTATGTAAGAGTTTTTAGGCGTTCTTGTAACTAATGGGTAGTCTGTGTTTTGCTCTAACTCAGAAGAACTTCCAGGATTAAAATTTAAAATTCTTTCTTCGCTAAATTTAAGCACAACACCCGCATCAGACATTGCTTGAGTGAACAGGCCTTGTTGATCGTATATTTCAGTACAAACGATATTACACGTGCCTACTAACCCGCCTAAAGTAATAGATTTTACAAATATTTTATTTTGCGCGCCATAAACATCATTACCAGCAATATCTATAGCTTGAACTCTCATGCCAACTCTTACACCTTGTATCGATGAAAAACTTGGAGAACCGTCAAGATTAGAGTATAAGTATGAATCTCTAGTAAAGCTATATATAGTTGTAGTGCTATCACCTGGAAATCTAGGTCTACGTCTAACCTCATACAAATCCCTAACTACAAGTTTAGTTTCTGTCAAATCAGGATTAGATTTGTGAGGTTTAATTTGCCATATAGCGTCAGATTTTTGTCCAAGTAAAACGTTTACAGGTCCTTGATCAAGTTCTATTATAGTGTTAGCAAGATCACTATCTTTTGCTACAAAATTATACACGTGATTATTTTCTTCATCAGAGTAAACACCTACTGTTTGAGATGTTGTTGATTGCTTATATATTAATTCTGATATAAAACCATATTGTAATCCTTGGCGCTGCCACCAGCTATTGCCTCTCAAGGTTTGAGCAGATCCAACATCACTATCATCTGAAGTAGTTATTTCTATGTTTAAAGCGTCTCTATACTCTCCATTAGGAACTAATCTTTCATCAAGATCTTTGTTCATCTTCCCTTTAAGAAAATTTCTTTTTAACTCAGCCATTCACTAATGTTTTATTTGTTTGCTTTTACCTCTTAATACTTGAGTTATTTCTTCAATTTTTATATTAGATAATCTTAACTTAGCTTGACGTTTTGTTGCTCTAGCTTCTTTCTTCAACCTATTAACTAAGTTGACTGACATATTAGCTCTTGTAGAAACTATAGAATAAGCTATGTGCTTGTATAGTGCTTCTTCAGCAAACTTATGTACTTGCATTTCGGCATCAGTTCCTAAACTGTCACTTATATACTTCAATATTATAGTAACACCAGAAAGATTTGAACTAAAATGTATTTTACCTCTTAATTCATCTATATAGAAAGATCCATTAGTTTGAGCAAATTGAGGATCTAAACCAAATCTTTGACCTAAATTATAATCTATTATATCATCATCGTAGTCAAAATCATCTTGAGTACTTTCAGATGGTTGACTAGACTGATAATTAGTCCAAGTATCTGAATCAGATGTTTGTATTTCATTATTACTAAACGTGTAGCTACCGTCAGCACCTTGTGTTATTTTTTCTGGATTACTACTAACTCTAGCTGGATATATAACGTGTTCTATGCCGGCTCCATCTGACCAAGTCAATTTAACGTAGTTAACATAGTCTTGAGGCAAAGTCATCTGTAGTGTTGTTGGAACAGATATTTCAAAAGCTTTTGTTGATTTAAACGTATCAAAGCTAAACTCTTGTAATCCTCTTTTCGCATGAAAAACTACATCTGTTCTTTTTATCTTACTTATTATCTTATCTTCTCCAACGTATGCTATTATAAATTGATCAATAACATCTTTTAAAGAAGTAAATTGATAACCACCTAAGTTGTTACCTCCGTAATACGCACTACCTGTTTCGTTAATTAAAGGCATATATTATGATTTTTCTTGTTGAACTTCTTTGTTATCTTTGCCTGTAGCAAATCCTTGTATATCTTGTTTCTGCATAGCTACACCTGCTATTTCTAGAATTTTATTAACTAGCGTAACTTCTTCAGATGGATGAAGCATAAAGTTCACCGCGTTAGCACTATTAAATATAGCTTTTTCATTAACTATGTTATACGCCCAGTTTACTCTTCTTGGTTTTATTATATAATTTACTGATAAATTACCTTGAGTTAAAGATGAAGGGTATATTGATAAAGATCTATCTTGTTGAACGTACGCAGGGCTTATTTCATCAGGCTTTGTTAAAGCTGATGAGTTTACATATATAAGCTCGTTAGGCAAAAGTCTTTGCAACTCAACAAACCTTCCAGTTGAATCTGTGTAAAGAACACTTCCAAGTCTATATATATCATCAGCGGTAGATATTAAAACCTTTTTACCAGTAACTTCCTTAACAGACACATTAGAAAAAACAGCAAAATCTGCAGTGTTATTTACCATATTTGCATGTAGTGTCAAGTTTGTCGACGCTGCAACAGCGGAAAAGTATAACACTAACGAGAAAGATCCTTGGCCTGGTAAAGCTATATTAGAAACTGAACCCCCAAAACTAATAAAAGAATTTGAATTTGGTTGTGTTAAACTAGCGTTAACTTGAGATGTGTCTACAGTCGCAACGACTTTATATAAAGTGCCAGCTACAGTATCTACGGCCTGAGTAGAGCTTGTTCCAGTGGCATCTTCGTCGTTGTTAAGTTGAATACCAACTAAACCATCAACGTTATAACTGGCTTGACTACCACCTGAGCCCGCGTCTAACGCCCAGTTAGCAAGTCCAGAGCTAAAATCACCGTTTGTAACTAATTCACTTCCGAATGTAGCTGCGTAAGCTGGATTATTTGTTGTAGTTAGATTTACTTCTTGAAGCTTGTTAAATACAGATGTTTTTTCATTTATAACATCTAGCATGTCAGAATACTCAGTATCATTCCCGTGTAGTCTGCCAAATTGGTTGATGTCGTAGAAGTATTGATCGAATATTTCTAACTGAGCTTGATTAGCAAATAAATTGAATTCTTGAGGCGTTACATAGCCTCTTTGTTCTTTGTTGGCGATTGCCAAAACTCTTTGATATATTGTATCTATGCTTATCGCCATTTATTTATATTTTTATTATAGATGTTGAGCCACCTGAATAGGTGACCCAACTCTATAAATAATCACTTAGTTTAACCGCTTTTCAATATTGGAGTATATCTCCATACCTTCGTCAGTTTTAAACCATTGTGCCAAAGCAGAATAAGGGTGCTCGTCAAATGGCACGGTCATTAACTTTCTGTCATTAGAAGCCCAGTTAAAAGTTCTTTGATCTGAAGATAATTTTATTATACCCATCTCAGTTGCTCTAATACCAAAGTTTCTAAGAATAACATTTTCATCATTAGCTAATTCTAAGAATAATTTAGGATTTTTCTTAGCATATAGTAACAAATCTCTTCTTAGCTCCTTAGAACTCATGTCTGAGACCTTAGATCCAATCTCTACTCTCATAATAGCCTCAGCCATATCAATATCTATAGATTTAGCAGCTGTTAGCGCTTCTATTTCCATTTCTAACACTTCTATTTCACTAGCAGCATTAGCTACTGGTTTTTCCTCATAAAACATTGAATCTCTATCCGGGTGATATAAAGAAAGTAGTTTCTGTAAAACTGTTTTTTCTTTCCCAACAATTAACATACCGTTTCTAAAGATAATATGTTCTAATCTTTGGTCTCCTTTCATTTCGTCTACAAACACTGTTTTTTGGTTTTGACAATATTTAAGCTCTCTTTCGTAGCCTTGCTCTTCATCAAACCAATGGATGTTTGCCGACTTTATAGATCTTGATAAAGGTTTTTTACCACCTTTCAATCTATATATTCTGTCTTTCATTTCCCAACCATCATTAAGAGTTTTGTATTTTTTCTCTACTCTTTTTGGTTTTTCTTTAACGACAGGTGTTTCTTCAATAGCTACTTCTTCAACAGCTATTGGTTTCATTTCGTTAGTAGCTTTTACTTCAGGTGCTACTTCAACCTTCTTTGTTTGCTTTTTAGCCATAATATAATATAATAAAAAATTAATAAAAAACTACCCCACCCGAAGGCAGGGTAGTTTGAAAATCAGTATTTCTACTGCATTAACATAAAGTTGTTAGCACCTTGAGTAACTAAACATCTTTCTGATAAGTAGTGAACTTGCATTGCATCAAGTGCAGATGTAGTAGCACCTACAGAACCAGTAACCCAAGTTTTCATTTTTCGGTTATCAGTTTGAGAAGCTCTATAACGTACGTGTAAGAAAGGACGTTTCATGTTCTTTCCTAAAGCTTGATCATAAACAGAAGATACACCAGCTGGTATAATCATACCACGGATAGCTGCGCTACCTGCTCTATCATTAATACCACCACGAGTAGAAGCATCGTTTAGATATTTCATGTCAGACTTATAGAAGTCGTAAGATCCTCTACGGAATCCAGAAAAACCTAAGTTTAATGCCATATCTTCAGAGTTGTCGAATACTCCGTAAGAAGTACCACCAGCACCGTAAGAATTCATAGAAGCTAACATATCGTCAATAGCCAAGCTTGTAGCACGGTTAACAAACATCATGTTTTCTTCAATAGCACCTTGACGATCGAATTCAGCTAAGATAGCGTCAAATTCAGCTAAGTCAGTAGCAGGGTTAATACCTGTAACACCAGAAGTAACATTACCTCTTGAAGTGATAGCAGCGAATAAACCTTCAGTACCAGCGTTAGTGCCAGCATCAGCAGCGCCTCTAATCTGACCGTTATCACCGAAACCAATTAAAGATGCAGCAACTGTTCTCTCAGCTTCTAACATAGACATCTCTAAGTAATCAGTGAAACGAGCACGAGTATCGCCCTCAGCTTTCAAGTACCAGAAGTAACCGTTTTGACCTTCTTCGCCAGAAACTTCAACCCAACCAATTTGAGAAGCATCAGATCCAGAGATCTCGTAGTAATCCTTCATTATGATTGGCTTGTTAGAGAAAGATCTGAAAGTAGGTGTCAAAGCTGTTCTTTTGTCAGCTTCAAAAGTACCAGTGTTATCAGTGTATTTCTGACCTTTACCGTACTCAGAACCTACAACTAATAATGTTGCTGTACCATCAGCTAAAGCTGAAGCCGCTGAACCGTAAGGCTCAAAGCTTACAACAGCAGATTCTGGAGTTTCAACGATTAACGCTCTCTCTACAGTACCAGCTTGTGCAATTAATACAACGTCGTTAGTTCTAATACCGTGACTAGCCACAGCAAAACCATCACCAGCAATATTTCCGTCAATGTCAGATACTACAGTAAAAGTACCGTTAACATCTCCATCAGCATCAATAGTTCCGATATAAGATAAGTGTAAACGTGATTGTTCAGACCAGACAACTTGATCAGATGTCATAGCCTCTTCAGCACCTACTTGAGCAAGAAATCCTGAGATAGTTCGGTTTCCGAAAACCTCAGCTTCTTTTTCCATAAGTTCTGGTAAATATTGTTGCGCCCAGTCGTTTCCTGCACCAGACGTAAAATCGATATAGTTGCTAGCAAGTGTTTGTTGCTGCGGTGCAGCTACACTATTTAACAACGGTCCATTAGTAATTGGCATAATTAAATGTTTTTAAAGTTAAATTATTTTTTGTTTTTAATTTTAAACTTAAAATCATTGGAATTTTCACCTAACACTCTAACTTTTAAGCCGCCAGCTTCTATTTCACCATGAGCCTGTCTTGGCTTCATGTTTACATTTTTGCTTTTTGCAACACTCTCCTTGAGAGCATCTGCTTTTCCTTGTTCGTAAAAGTGTTTTGCAACAGCGTCAGGATTCATTGCTGTAAATAAAGATTTGTGATAACCCTTAGCATCTGACATCGTATTATCTTCTGCCAAAAACTTTTTGACAAAGTTATTGATGTCGCTTTGAGTATCTTTAACCTTTTCAGCATCCTTTACGTTAAACCTATACTTTTTTTCTCCGACGCTATATTCAAAACCTTTGAACTTGTCGTTAAAGACTTCATTAGTCTTTTTGTTAAACTTAAGCTTAGCGTTTTCTGCTACTTTTTGATTCTCCTTTGATTCCTCGTTATATCGATTAAAGAAGTCCCAAGCTTTTTGCTGTTCAGCTGTTAAGCGTGATCCTGCTTTAATCTCATCATAATATTTAGACTTTTGCCCGTCTAAGTAGGCTTTAGCACTGGCAACTTGCTCTTTTAGCGCTATTTTTTTCTTTTTAATATCTTTTTCATCGTCTACTTCTTCATCAAAGTTAAACTGATCTTCAATTAAAAAATCTATTTCATCAACCGACAGATGCGGTTTTGTTACTTTATAGTACTCTGTTAAAGCAGTTAAATTGTCTAGCTCAGAGTAATCTCTATTTAAATCAACGTAATCTTGAAGAGAACCACCGGTTTCTTCCATAAAGTCAATTAACTTTTGGATATTTTCAGGTAGTTCTTCTCCAGTCTCTTTAGCTTCAGATACAGCCTCTTGAACTTCTTCAGCAAGCTCTTTAACTTCCGCTGTTGATTCTTCTGTGATCTCTTCTAAAACCTCTTCGAGTTCTTGTGTTTCTGCTTGCGGTTGTACGTCTTCTTGCTTATCCGCGGCATCGGTGTCTTCATCGCTTCCAACCACTCCTGCGTCGTCAGTTCCACTTCCATCAACTTCAGGTTCTGTTGTTTCTTCTTGGGTTTCATTATTATTTATTGGTTTACTTAAGTCAATCTTAATAACGCTGTCGTCTCCAGCGGATTCAAATTTACTTTCGTCAACTGCTTCAACAGTTTCTTTTTGTGTAGTTTCTTCAACTACGTTTTCATTTTCTTCCATAATATAAAATATAAATTAGTAATTATCTAGGGTCAAATCCACCTAAATCAAATCCACCAAGTGTATCATTACCTGCTGATTCAAACTTTTTAGGTGAACTACCTGTTTTCCTTTGGTCTATAAGCTCACTTTGTTGAGAGGCCTGTATTTTGGTTCTTTCGTCTTTCCTATCTTCTTTCTCTTTTTCTTTACCTTTCAAAGCTTCAACTTCCATTTGTCTAAGCTGCATGTTCATTTGGAACTCCAATTGCATAAGATCTTTTTTTACCTGAGCTTCTTGATTTAGCTTTTGAGCATCTAATTGACCTTGCAGTTGAGCTAGTTGAGCTTTTGATTGTGTTATAGCTTGATTTTTTTGAGCTTCAATCTGAGCTGCGTTTTGAGCGGCTTTAGTATTAGATTCTGTTTGTAGTTGTATATTTCTTTCTTGGATTTTTTGATCTCTTTCTTGTTTTTCTTTTCTTCTTATTTTTAAAAGCTTATTAGCTAAGGTCGTATTTCTTATTTCGCGTATATCTATAGCATCTTCAAGATCTATGTTTTGTTGAGATAAGGCAACTTGTATGTTATTTTCAAGCATAGCTTTTTCTTCCTCGTCAGGTGCTAATTCTAAAAATATACCAAAGTCATATAAGTGAAGACTACTCATCTCTTCTAGTGTAGCTACATTATGAGCTCCTATAGCTTCTATAAAAGCGTCTTTAGTTGGAGAGTACTCTATTACGTCTGATATTCTAAGAGATAATGATTCAGCTACATCCGTAGAAAGAAACAGTCCAGCTTGCAATATATGTCTAGTAGCAGTATTACTGTTTGCCGCCGCTAGTTTTTGAATACCAACTAACGCATTTTTATCAGGCGTACTACCATCTCTCGCTTCGTTAAGACCGGTAGTATCACGTATCATTTGTAAGTAATAGTTGTAGTTACCTATAAGAGCGTTTATTTTATTACCACCAGAACCACTCGTTATTTCTTGAATAGGAACTTTTCCAGGATTCATATCTCCATCAGCAGTCATTGATCTACCAATAACAGAACCTGTTTGGAAAAACATGTTTAAAGCTTCCTGAGGATTATAGTTTGTTCCGTTGCCAAGATCAACTTCTGCCAAACCGTCAGCATCAAGATAAACACCATCAGGTACCATGCGTGACATTACTTGCTGTATCTTTAAGTGAGTAAGTTGAATCATATCAGCAAATCCAGTAATTCTACTAACTAAAGATTCAATGCGACCCTTGTACATTCTAGGTGCTACTATAGAGTAATTCATCTTTACTTTTGTGTAATCACTTTTTGGTCGCATCATATTTTTTGACATCTCCCATTTTAAAAGCTTTTTTGTACCTAACACAAGAGCTCCTTCATATAGACACTCTACGTTGCTTTGTAATTTAGAAAAGTTTGCCTCAGAGTTTTCTGGAGGATTAAACGTATCATCTTTTTCAATAGCTTTTTCCATACCAGAACCTGTTTGTTTTATTTTGTAAACTTGGTTCATGTATGTCTTGTAGTTAAAATACAAGACTTTAACTTTATTAGCGTCTGGTCTTTCTTGAGAATAATTATCTGATCTTTGATTAGGACCTTTTTGTATTTCTTCTAAATCCTCTTGTGTTAAATGCGGGAATTGCTTAGCTAGTTCATTAATCGGTATACTTTTTACTTCACCAACATAGTATATGTCATCAAAATAAGGGGATTCAGTATACGAGTAAACAAGATCTGCGGGATCAACATAATCTATAGTTATTCCTTCGGAAGTATTAAAGTTTGTTTTTACAGCTCCAATACCAAGCACAGCTAAGTCATAGTAAAAACGTTTCTTTGTTAGTTCATATTTGTTTCCTTCTAGTAAAACGTTTATAGCTTGCTCTTCGGCTAACTCTACGGTTTGCTTGTATGAAAGCTGCATGTGAAGCTTTAACTCCTCTTCATTTTTTGGTAAAGTTTGCGGATCGTTCTCATACATGTTTATTCCAAAAGCTTCACCTACATAATCGTTGAAGTCTTGAGTCTTCATGTCTTTTAACACAGAGTCCATATATTCTGTTCTCATAGTAACTCCGTACGGATCTTGAGAGTAAGCTTTAATATCGTAAGTTCTTTCAGCAATACCATTAACTACAATATCTACAAACTTAGGTATAATAGGAACTGGCTTCCAGTCTAGATTTAAATAAGACAAATCACCATTTATAGATAATTCATCTTTATACTTCTGTATTGACTGCTCACCTCTAGCGTATAATCTTAAATTATGAAAGTGTCTCTGACTATGACCATGCATATTGTAATTAGACCCTTTATTAGAGGTGTTATCACCATACCACTCATCTTCTATCGCCTGAGCTACTTTTAATCCGTATTCGTAGCTTACTTTTTCTACGTCACTTACCACTTGGCTTGGAAAATAATTATGAGATATATTAGCCATATTGTTATTTTATTATTTTAGAAGTAAAGCCATCGTTTTTATATCTAGCTATACCTAGGTTTAATTTTTGTTTTCTCCTACTAGCTGTTGGTTTGTATAAGTTTTTATTACAGGCCATTATAGCCAAACCTGAGCTTATAGAAGCATCGTGTTTTGTTCTCTTATTTATATCAAACTTAGCCCAATCGTTTAGTGTTTCGTTAAAGTAAACGCTACCATAATTACCATTTTGCAAATGACCAACATGATCATTTATATACATTTCGATAGCGGCCGCGTGAGCTTGTTTTATGTCCTCACTAGAGTTTGGTATTCCACCCACCTCTTTTTCAGCCGTACTCAGTTTACTCCATATTTTATCTGGTCTGTTCATGCTAAAACCTCTATACCCTCTTCTTTTAAAATAATACAGAAGTCTAGGCTTATTGTTTTCCGCTAACAATGGCATTCCATAAAAAATACAAGCCATCAATACGTCTTCAAAAAATATTTCAGCGGTTTGTGGTCTAGCTATATATTCTAAAAATAATTGGTTGATTGGAGCGTTATCCATACTAAATTTAGTTAGTCCATGGAGAGATCCATTAGATCCTCTACCATCTACCGTACCACTAATATCATAGCTGTCGCACCCAAAAGCACCAATATGTTCGTTTCCAGGATATTTTATTCCATTTTTAAGTATTACTCGGTTTTGTAAATTTCTATCAGGAATCCAGCTAACTTTAAACCTACCGCTTGGATCTGGATGAAATACTACTTGAGTATCTTTAACCCCGTTCGCCCACTGAAAAGATCCTTTAGTTACAACAGATGAGTTTCTATTGCCTTCATTGTAATCAATTTGCTCGTAAATTTTTACTAAATTAAATAGACTATTTTTTGTTTCATCTCTAAAAGCGTGCTCTGTAGTTCTTGGGAATTGACGATAAAATTCATTCAAAGCATCTTGATCTTCTTTTAAGCCTTCTACCTCGTTTTCCCAGTGATTGATAACACCTACATCTATTAATTCACCGTCTGGTCCATAAACGTCGGATACTGGAGTAGTGAATACAGGTCGTCCGTATTCGTCAATAAATCCTTCAAAGTTCCATTCCATTGGGATAAACAAAGAATATAAACCAGATTTTGTTTGACCATTTTTATTTCTTTTATTTACATCACTGTCGTTATACAGTCTCTTAAAATTATCGCCACCTTTGTCGAGAGCGTTACTCGTTGAACCCATCATACACTTACCTATAATCCTACTACCTAGTCTTAAGCAAGTTTTAGTTACTCTCCAATTGTTTAATATATTATCAGGTCTTTCCCACTTACCACTTTCATCATGAACTAATAGCGCTAGTTTTTCACCATCATAACTGTTGTCTCCAGTATTCTTCCAATCAATAGTAGTATCTAAACCTTTAATCTCTTCCAACTTTTCATTGGTATCTATTTTTTTACGAGTAAACTTGCTAGCTGGAACACGGTATGCTAATTCTGATTTCGGTCTATCCATACCGTCTTGTATTGGTTTAAAAAAGAAAGGATAGTTTATAGAAATAGGTACCACTTTATCTGTAAACATTTTTTTCGCATCACTACCACTTTTTGATAGTATACCATATCTACTATCGCTTGAAATTGTAGCTTGATTAACTGTTTCAGCAGAAGACATAAAAGAAAAACCAGAACGTCTGTTCTTAAGATAACACATTCCGTAGCACCTTTGATCAATTTTACAGGCCTCCCAAAAAATAAAAAATAATCTATTAGCTTCACGAAAGTCTGGAGCACCAACGTCAATCTTGCTCCATTGTAAATACATATAATGTGCACCTGTTATATAAGTTGGATCTCCATTATTGTTAAACCAAAATCCTTGCTCTCTTCTATTAAACTCTTCGTCTATATAGTCGTACCACTGTTCTTTGTTTTCTTCAGGATAAGATTTCCAATCGAATATAGTTTTTATTTTTTTAAGTATATCAGGCTTTGTTATTTGCTTCCATTTATTATATTCATTAGAGTAAGCTTGCTTAGGGGGTTTTGGTAAAGCAATTTTAAGTCCTTGAATATCGTATATTTCACCAACTTGACCATCGCTACTAAGCACGATAAGATCGTGTTCTTTATTATAGCCTCGCTTCCACTTTTTGCTCCTATTCATTCTAGACAAAGTGGTTTTCTTTACGGGCTCAACTACACTATATAAAGTTTGTTCGTAACTCATTTAGATCTTCCTTCAGCAAAACCTTTAAATACACGTTCTTGCTTTTTCTCAGGTTCTTTACCGTTAAGTAAATTTTCTTCTTCTTGTATTCTGTTTAGTATCTCAAAAGCGTCAAATATAGCTAGCTTTTTAGTGGCTGCAGCATTCTTAAGTCTATCAGCTGTAATGTCATCGCCACTATCAACTATAGCTTCTTTAGCTACTTTAATCAACTCTTCTACAGCTCTATGCCCAGCTTGGATTATACTCTTCTTCGTTTCCTTGATATTCATATTTTATTGTAATAAATTTAGAGTAAACTCTATATAGTCTTTCTCCATCAACGATAAACTCATATTCACTACTTGGTGTAAAGCCTACTAAATCACCAATATCTACAGTTCCATCAGATTGCTTTACAACACCTATTAGTGGCCGTTCTTTACTCTCATCAAACTTATCTATAGATTTTATAGGTTTGATAAAACAGAAGCCATCTATAGGTTTCCACTCGTTATCTCTTTTAAAAGAAAATATTTGATCTTTAGATACAAAGTATTTATTGTTTTTGAAGTAGCTTTTACTATTGCGCTCTCTACCTTTTACATCATGCCATCTTCTAAACACGTTGTGATGAACTATAACGGTATCACCAACTTTTAAATCAGACTTATTATTAGCAGGTGTTGCTATTATTTCAGCTTCTCTGTTAACGTGTAGATGGTTGAATATTTCTGTGTTTACTATTAGACTTTTATTGTCTATGGCTATAGAGTTATTATATCTTCCACCTATGGGTTTTATGATATAATTATTTAAAGCTTTCATTAGTATTCTAGATTATACTCTATAGATATTGCCATGTTCTTATTGAAGTCTTTCCAAGGTAAAATGTCTTTACCTTTTTTTATATATATACTATATTTTTCTTCCTCTTCAATTATATCACAAATAGTATGACCACCATACACTTCCTGGTTAACAGAGTAGTGCATGGCGTCAATCTTGTAATCTTTACCAATAGTAATTTTACGAATCAGCTTGCTCATTTTTTTGCTTTATGATAGATCCGTCTTGGATGTTGATGTCTCCAGTTCCATATTTTTCTTTAAACGTCTCTCTAAGCTTAGACAGCATTTCTTGAAGTTCTAATATTGAATGGAGTATATGATGTTTTCTTGTCTCAATCATGCCGATTTCGCTTTGAGACTCTTGTATTGCTCTAACTAAAGCTTGGAGATTTTCTAACTCCTCTGTAGTAATTTTATCTGTCCCAAGGTTTTTAACCTTAGGTGTTTTTCTTTTTGCCATTTTATTTTATTTTATTTAATTAAATTAGTCAATATATAGTATTACTTCTTATGACCAGTAGTTACCACAAGAGCAATACTTAATATCATACAAAGCATTACAAGTTACCTCGTAATCATTTGAAGGTAAATCGTGATCTTCTACTTTTACAATAAGATTACCGTCTAAATCTATAATTCTATAATCGCTAGCGGTGCACGTGTATTTACCATCGACCATCGTGCCATCCGAACATTTATCGCATTCTTCCATATTATCTATGTCCTATTATTCTTAAATTACTTAAAGCTAAATCTTGTTTGAATGCTGCTCCATCTACATGAGTGAAATATACGAAGTATATATACATGCCAGAATTACCGCTAGCACCCGCTAAATCAACCTCGCAAAATCTCCATCTATTAGTAGCCGCTAAAGACGTAGTATGACCAGTGCTTTGAAGTTGACCCTCTGTACCGCTATTGTTACCTGTAGCCCTAAGAGTTGTATGAGTAACTCTTAATGATTGAGTAGCGTCAGTGTCTAGCTCAGTATAAATAGTAATATTTTCTCCTCCGCTAGAAGCGTCAACAAGTCCGTTGCCTGTATTACCGCTATTGCTGCAATCTGTGGCACTATTTGAAGTTGCTATAGCTAGCCCTGAGCCATCAGCACCATTGAAAGCACTACCAAAGGCATGAATCCACATCTGCAATGTCACTTTGCTATATCTAGAGAAGTCATATTCTAATGTTCTAATAGCACCTATTCTTGAAGCAGCACCATTTACTGTCGCTGGATTAGAAGCCTCATAAAACATATAGCCGCTAGTTTGCTCTGTGTCCCAAACTCCATTACCGGAAGTGTTATAGATAGATCCAAATTGCGTACCCTTAGTCACAGGGTGTGAGTTAGAACCGCCCCAAGTTATGTTACAACCACCGCCAGGACCAGTATCAGCAGAGCCCGTGTTTCCGTAACCAGCAACCCAACCATTACTTGCTTGCTTTGTAGCTCCTAAATCAGTGTCAGTTGTTCCGTCGTCTAGTATAGTAAAGTTTCCACTATCAGCCTTAACAAAACCTTTTGCTTCGAGCGCTGTAGAGTTTTTTCCCAAGAAGGTTGAAAAGTCATAGATCTTTATAACATCGTACACGCTTTCGTACGCATTTGATATGCTAGTTCCAACTCCAAGCATTTATTTACCGAAATAACAAATTACACCAGACGCAGAAGGTCTAAAAGCAGTCCATCTGCCATATATGGTAATACCTTTAGGATATACTTGTCCATCAGCTATAATACCTCCGGCTCCATGATACTCGTCTAGAAATATTAAAGATTGCGAGTCAGGAGATAGCCCTGTAAATGATGGACTTCCATTAGTTAAGTGCTGCTCTAAAGTTATATTTGCTCCATCTACACTTTTCACTTTTATGCCTCTAGCATTAGGACCATGATAAACTGGTGCTGGCGTTTGACCATCTAGAGTAATTAGAGGATCACCGTCTGTTTCAGCGGTATCGTTGACTAGTAAAACAAACTGACCAGGTTTAACTTTAGCGTTAGCGCCACCAGACAATACTACTGGATTAATATTAGACCCAGCATTATCAGTTAAGTCTAGGGTAACCACACCATTTGCGTTAAAATCATTACTATCAGCATCGAGATCGGTATTAGCACCTGCTGCTATATAAGGAAAGTTAGGACCGGCAGTATCTAATCTTTCTGGCTCCATAATTGTTGGCGTGTTGTCGTCTAGAAATTGAATAGCAACTATAACGTGGTTTTGTGGAGGTATTATTGTCTGCGCGACGTCTGAATAAGCGCTTCCCATTTGCCCAAAGCTATATGCTACACTTGTTGAATTTTGTCCCATTTTATTTATTTATTAGTTTGTTCGTTTTTCTTTGAACTTCCACCGAAGAAGAAGTCTATTATTGTATTTACTTTAGCACTCATCGCTCCAAATATTGTTGATATGAAGCTTATTTCAAATTCACCAAGATCTATTGTCTTATTTACAAAGTAATTAAACATTATGTAAGTAATACCAAAATATGCTATGGTAAATAACGTAGCTAATATCTTTTGAATAATAGCGTCGTCTTTATAAAGATCACGCGCATCTTTGCGATCTTCAACTTCTTTTGAGAAAGCTTCACGCTCTGCGTCTAGTAATAGCTTTTTTATTGCAAGCTTTGCAGCATCTCTTTCTTTGTCTGTAGTAATAACTTTATCAAGTATACCCTCTGCGTTGTCTACTACTTTACCTAATATTCCTCCTAGTAAATTCTGTATCATACTTTATTATTTTCCCAAGGTAAATTTTTATCTCCCTCAGTGTATTTTTTGCCAGTGTGAGGATCTGTTATATATCCATTACCTCTTGGCCAAACTTCACCCATGTGATAAATAGCATGATCATCATAAGTGGTTTTACCTATTTCCATATCTGTCTGATGCTGCTTTTCATGAGTGACAACATACTCAACCATACTTTCAGGTACTTTTGAATCAACATATATAGATCCATCGCTATTAGCCTCACCCATTATACCATCACCAAGCTTTTTTTTAAATATCTTAGTGTTGCTAGAGTTCTTAAAACCTCTTGTTTCTTTACCTAGTTTAAAAGCCATTATCTATCTGAGTCTTTAATCATATCATCTATAGCCTTGTTAAAGACTTTATCAGTATATGATTTGTTGTTGTAGAATACACTTCTTTCTGATACTGGCATATCTTCTTCGCCTAGTAATATTCTGTATATCCTACTTATAAGTTGGCTGCATTTAAAAGAGGTTTTGAAAACGCTGTATTTAATCGTTGTTCGATTTCGATGACGCCAGACCTCTATCCAGCCTAAATTTCTTAACTTGTCCCACCGGGCTTTGTCCCAGCTCATGGTGTAAGTACCATCTATAAATTCTTGTCTTGTAAACCGTTTCTTGCAATCTAAATATATTAAGAGTTCAAGATCGGCATCTGTTAACCCGTAAGTCTTACAGGCCCACTTCCTTGTGAGCCTGTAGTACTTAAGGATTTGTAATTCACGTAAATCGTGACTAGTTAATCGCATCTATTAAGCGTCAGCGCCAATAGAGTATGCAATTCCAGTAGCATCTTCAATAGGAGCTGCTAAAGCGACAAATTTGAAAACGCCACCGTTAGCAACGTTACCAGCAGTCATGTGCTCAGCTATTACTAAAGCAACTTCATCAGCTTTGTCCGCTGTACATGTAATATCGATTTCATGATCAGTAATATCACCACTGTTTGAGAAATAAACTCTTACAGAAGTATTATTCTGAACTTCAATCATAGTCATGTTTCCAGCTGGAAAAAAATGCTCGTCTGAGCCAGCTGTGTCTACAAAATGTAAAACTTTCATAATTTTTGTTTTAATGATTAATAATTTGTTTTAAGTTCTAAGTTTTAAGTTTATGGATTATGGTTTAGGTTTAATCTGTTAAGGTACTAAGCTATTGTATATGCTCCGTCTAATTTAGACTGACCACTTATATAGATTTTTCCATCAGCTACAACCATATCAATATAGTCGCCGATAGTTTCAGCTCCTAGTTCAATATTAATAGTTGTACCAGCAACAGTAGAAGGACCATCATCAGAAGTATCTACTTCTAGTTCATTCATACCGCCAACCATAACAGCTGCAGTAGCTGTAATAATCCAGTCAGTAGTTGCAAAAGCAGTACCTACTATAAATCTACAATTAAATCCTTCTTGTGCATCAGCAACAGAAGGCAATGTAATTCCAGCACCAGCAGCAGCATTCAATGTAAATATTTTACCTGAATCACTAGGCAGCACTACATACGCTCCTGTAAGACTGTGAACGTTTTCTCTTGTGTTAAAAAATACTCTTCCCATTTTTTTACTTTTTTTAAAGTTAATAATTAATTAATGATTAAGCTGTCGGGTTGTAACGAACTTAATCTACTAGTACAATATCACTTGCTCTTATAACAAAATAAAGTTTATCTTCGTATTGAATACCGTGACCAGCGTGCTTATCGTAATGTATAACATCACCGTCTTTTACACCTTCTACTAAGTTACCCACAGACATGACGTTTGCTTTTATATATCTATTGTCTTCGTCTAGGTCTTCTGTCATAATAAGTCCAGCAACTTTCTTCTGCTCTGTCTTTATTTTATCTACAACTACGTAATTATTGATCGCTTTCATAAGTGTCTTGTCTTGCGTTAGAGATTATACAGTCTGCAGATACTATAGTCATGACAACACTAACTGCATTTTTTAGTGCTGACTTAGTAACAAGTACAGGGTCAATAATGCCAGCTTCAACCATATTGACTGGTTCGCCTGTTACCACATCTATACCCATGCCTTTATCAGCTAATACTTTAGGTTCTAGGCCAGCATTATTCATAATGGTTTCAAAAGGTGCTTCTATAGATTTAAGTAATGTTTGCTCTCCTATTGATTCAGCAGTAATACTTTGAGCAGCGTTAAGTAAAGCAATACCACCACCTGGCACTATACCTTCTTTGAGGGCAGCTTTTGTAGCATATATCGCGTCTTCGACCCTATCCCGCTTTTCTTTAAGTTCAACCTTAGAGTCTGCCCCAACGCGGATAATTCCAACACTACCCGATAGCATAGACAGTCTTTGCTCCAATTTCTTTTTAATATAACCATTTTTTTCATCAGCAACTAGTTTTGATACTTGATCTATTCTTTCTTCTAAGTCTTTGTCGTCAAACTCTATTGTAGTTATAATAGTAGATTTTTCGTCAGTCACAGCTAGTTCAGCTTCACCTAAGCAATCAGGTTTCATAAGGTCTAAGTCATCACCCAGCTCTTCGTTCATTACCGTGGCACCTGTAAGTATTGCAAGATCTTCACATGTGTCTTTCTTAGTAGGACCAAACCCTGGTAGATCAATAATATTTATCTTAATGTTACCTTTAACTTTATTCATTAGTAATGCTGACTTTACTTGCTGAGATACCGGTGCTACTAGTAATAAAGATCTGTTGTTCTTTATAACATATTCAAGTACCGTCTGTATTTTACGCACGTTAGGTATTTCAGACATGCATATTAACACCAATGGATTTTCAAGTTCTGCTTTTTGTTTATCTACATTAGTGACAAAGTGTGTTGAGGTTAAGCCACAGTCTTTTAACTGCACTCCATCTACAATGTCAACGTATGTTTCTTCACTTTCGGAAGTTTCCATAAGCACAACACCGTCTTTACCTACTCTTTTATAAGCTTCAGCTATTATACCACCTAGTTCTACATCGTTATTGCACGATATAGAAGCGACATTTGATAGAGTGTCATCTGTTACGTCAATTTTTATGCTATCAAGGTATTCGTTAACACTAGATAACGCTTTAGTAACTCCTTGTTTTATATCTCTAATTGAATTTTTGCTTAAGTCTGTAGAGTTTACTTTATTAAGTAAAGACTCAGCTAATACTGTTGCTGTAGTAGTTCCATCACCAGCTTCTCTAACGGTGTTGTTAGCGGCTTCTTTAATAAGCGTTGCGCCTAAGTTTTCTACAGGATCGTATAATACTACAGACTCAGCTACAGTTACACCATCTTTAGTTATAACTGGTACGCCTCTGGCGTCTTCATATATCACACATTTACCTGATGCGCCAAGTGTTGACTTTACAGCTCTAGCAAGCTTTTTAACACCATCGCTAATTTTAGATTTTGCTTCTTTACCAAAGTTTAGCTCTTTGATAAGAAGACTTGGGTTGTTGTATTCCATTATATTGTATTAAATTTAATTAAAATAATTGTATAAGTCCAGCTATAGCTATATAATATAAAAAAGCTGTAAAAAGTAGCCCTAACCAACCGATTAGAGCTACAAATAGTAGTTTAAGTCTACTCATCTTTAAAAGTCTTCACAACTTTAGGGCCTTTTGTAGCCTCTAATTTTTTAGTGAGATACTTCTGTTTGATAATAACCATTAGGCAATTGGGTTATCCTCCAGTTTTCTTTATTGGATAAATGTTTCCATTGGTTTTTAGTTTTATCATTTACTTTCATTTCGCCACCAGTTGTACTAGTAGTCTGGTAATATAGGTACGTCATTTTAATTTGGTTTTAGGTTAATAACGTGGTTAACGGTCTTTCCGTTATTTTTTATATAAGTTTTGAGCTCTACGCTTTCTTATTTCAGTATCACTTAATAGTTTACCTGTTTTTTTATCGTGTCCTGTTTTAGTATAACTTTTTTTATCTTTGCTTTTAAGCTTCATTGCAGACTTTTCTTTAAGCTTCATAGCAGCTTTTTTCATTTTTTTAGCTGAATCTTTTTTTAAGATTTTATCTTGCACTTCTTCAGGTAGCCTGTCAAAGCCTTTATTTAAATCCATTGGAGAGTCTTTCTTCAACTTCATTGGCTTTTTCATTTTCATTGGCTCTTTCATCTTCATAGGATCTTTAGCCATTTTCATAGGTTCTGCTTTTTTCATTTTCATTGATGAACCTGCTTCTTTTGCCATCTTCATAACAGATGGATTTTTCATTTTAAATGCCATGTCTTAATATATTAAGTTATCGATGTTTATATTATTACTTATGTTCTTGTTCCTTTACCATATTCACCGCGGTTAGCTTTAACAGACACAAACTTACCTTTACTATGGTCATAGTCTTTACCTGCTAAGCTTATGCCTTTTTTCAAGGCAGCACGTCTTAATCGTTGGTTTTCTGCTTTTTTGTTTTTACGATCATCAGTTTTTGCTGCAACTAAGTCTCTTGTTGCTTTAGCATCAGCAGCTGCTGGAGATAACACTTGCTTTTTCATAGGACAAGATCTTCTTCTTTTACCGTGCATTCGTCTTCTTCTACTCATTTCTCTCCGCACTTTTTACTAGGGTTGTTAACTTGTCTCCAATCTTCTTTTTGAAACCAATCTCTTAGTGTAGCACCTTTTTTACGAGCACCTTTGACGTTAGTCTTAGAAGATCTTTTATATTTACCTTTAGCGCCAGAAGATCTTTTAGCGCGCACAAGCTTTTCTCTTTCAGATTTGCTCATGCTACGTATTTTAGCAGCGGGTAGACAAGTTTTAGTTGTACCACCACCTTTTTGCTTCTTTTTAAATGGATTATTTAGCTGATCGTACATATTATTTCTTTTTATTTAGCCTTTTACGTACAATATTCATAGTTGTACGCATTTTCGCAGCGTAACTAGGTTTTTTCTTGCGATTAAAAACTACTTGTTGGTTTAAACTGCTAATAATTTTTGATAAATTGCCTTTTCTTGACTTAATTAGCCAACTAGCAAGCGCAGAAGGTGATAAACTTTTAAACTTGCCTTTAGCGTCTGGCGCATCAGACTCTTTAAACTCGCCCATACGCTTCTTTTTTGGCGATCCTGTAAACGTAGAGTTTTTAACTTTCATTTTTTGCTTTTTAAATGCTTAAACATGTCTTTACCTACTTGCTCACCAAACTTACTGTCTGATTTGTAGTGTGCGTGTGCTACGTTTCTACTGTAAGATATGTCTTCACCTATTTTTTTGAATGCTTTAGCGTGTTTTGGGTGCATATCAGATAATACTTCAGCTATCATTACGCCTTGAACAGAATGTCCTGATGGATATGATGGCGTTTTCATTGAATCTAACTCTTTATCGTCAAATTTAATATTCATCTTTTTAGCTAAAACTTTAGGTCTTGGTCTGTTGTGATGTTTTTTAATTTTCATTATGATCGGTGCAGACTTTTCTATTAAGTTATCGATCATATTTTTTGGCACATCTAGATTTTTATCGTCTATAAGCTTTTTAAACGATGCTTTAATATCATCTTTATCTTTTACAAACTTAACATTAATAGGGATTTTGTTAAGCTCTTTAATTTCTTGCATCGTAGTGAAAGAATTATCACTCGGTGGTTTCTTGTCTAAATACTTTTGTATGTTAAACTTTTTAAACATGCTTTATTTCTTTTTGAAATCGCCTCTTGTACATCTTACGCCCCAACCTGAAGCATACGCTGATGGCCATACTTTAAACTTTTTTTTAGCTTGGGCTTTACAACTAGCACTAATCTTACCTTTCATAGGAGATTCGTCTTTCATCTTCACGCCAGACATTCTTCTTCTACCGCATCCACCTTTAGGTATAGGATTACTTTTTTGTATATAAGCCATATTATTTCTTTTTTCTAGGTACGCAGTTTGGCACCATTCTGTTACCTTTCTTTTTCATACCTTTCTGCACGTGAGATTTCCAACATGCTTTCATAGGTGATTTCATTTTCATTTTAAATGCCATATCTATAGTTTTAACATTTCCATCTTCTTCTAGCTGCTTTACCTCTTTCACCAGTCCAAGACTTAGATCTAGCACAGAACGACTTTCTACGCTTAGCAGCTTTGCTTCCAGGCTTAACATCACCTGTTACGGCAGTTTGTAGTTTGCTACCAGGATTTTTACGCTTGTATTCAGCAACACCTTTAGCAGTCATACCAGCACCTTCTTTTACAGTACGGAAGTTACGGCCTTTACCTTTAGTAGTTTTTCTAGGTTCGCTACTTGAGCGCTTCTTAAATGGATTTAATACTTGTTCGTATGCCATGAGTATATTATTACTCGATTACAAGTTATATTAAAAGTGTGACACAAGCCTGTTACTATCTAACCTTAATAGGCTCTTGTCACATAAAAGTTGTTGTAAATATATAAGTATAGTGTAGCCCCTACCTTGTCATGACATATTGTCATATAGAAAACGAATTTATTTAGGCCTACGGGCCCCTTTTTCATATATTTTCTGTCAAAGTTTTCACATTTTCATTA